ATGTTTCTCTTTGTTTTTCTTTAACTTTATTATCATAAGCTGTAGCTAAATTGCTGGCACTGCTTTTAAAAGCATTCCAAAAATCTGATGCAGCCATATCAATCTCCATTAAGTGGCGGATTTATCCCCTGCTTCCGCCGGAGCAGCGAGGACAATGGGAACTCTTAAAGCCACTGTGTATCATCATCAAACAAAAAATTATCTGCTCGTTGCGACCACGGTACTTTATTCATAGTTAACTTGTCGTAGTGTGTTCTTAAAGTTTCTAAGGCAATAGCTGTAGCCATAATAGTATCATCATGACACCCAGCAGCAGCCTCAGTTCTTCCGGAGTCGGTACTAACATAATCTTTTAATTCCTGTATAATAGTCTTAGATGCTATCCATATATCATCATTCTCTACAGCATTCTTAAGATTACCAATTATGTGTGGCTTTGTTACTTGTGTTGTTCTAAAGCCAGGTGTTGTACCTTCTTCTTTTGATATAGAAGATATTTTTGTTTGTTTATATAAATTTATATAATTCATCTGTGCTAGTCGGGATAATGTTGCAACCCCCATTGAATTACTTTCAACAGTTAGCAATGCATTATTATAGTATCTTCCTAAGTAAAATAACAAATCACCAAACTTACTTGGATCAATATAGTTATCTCTATACAAAGCAATTACTCTTCTATCTGTATCCATAACAACTGCACAGGAATAATCTTGACCTACACCTAATGCAACATCGGCAGCAAGAATATAATTACTATCCCAGTCAGGATACTCCCATATATCCAGATTACCATCCTTAGCTGTCTCCCATGTGAGTGAATCAAAATCAAATAACATTCTTTTATCTGGTTCAACTGGTATTAAGTTACTTACTTTATCTGTAGCAAATACAGATTTACCAGCTGTAATAAATGCTTCATCGGGAGTTGCTGGGTATTCCTGGCGGAACTTTAGTTCCCCACCTTCAGCAATCTTCAACCGACGCCAATAAAGCTGTCCGTCATTTAGACTGTGTTGCTCTACCAGTAGCTCCTCTTCTGAGGAACGTTCGAATCCTTCTGGAGGTTTTCTATAGTATTCACTTGTAGAAAACCATGGAAGGAATATCGGTAAGTACTCGTTCTCGCCATCTAATGCACCTTTCCATAATCTATAAAACTCACCTTGCGCACCGTTAGCTGTTGACTCAAGTATAACTTCAGTACCCGGAGCTTCAGATATACCCTGAAACAAACCAGCTAATATCTTTTCATCATGTTGCCAGAAAGCAACTTCTGATAGATGTGCTATAGTCGGTGTAGTGCCACGACCTGCCTCGGGCGATCCTGCTGTATATAGACGGTAAGAAGATATTGGTTTTTCACCACTTTCTTTTTTAAAGTGAGGTGATGATATAACAATCTCTTTTGCATTTGACTTAACTTCGTTAGGCTTATAAGCAGACTCCATGTTTCTAATAATATTTTTAGATAAATTAAATAGTGCGTCGGATGTTGCACTATCGTGAGCCATAACTACTGAACGTGCGTGCGGTGTAAAATATGTTTTCCAAAATACTCTACCAGCACAATAAGTACTAATACCTTGCTGTCTTGCTTTTAAAATAATTGCACGAACTTTACCAGTGTCCTCTAACTGTTTTTCTAAAAGTTCTGTAATTTTTTCTTGACAGCTATTAAAAGAAAAATCAATGAAGCCCCGCCTTGCATCTTTAGTAATGATCTTTATATTGTCAACTGCAAATGAAGTGAAATCATTTTCATAATCTTTTAACTTATTTCTTTTATTCTTTTCTTCGAGAAGTTTGACTAGCTCTTTCTTTCTATTCATAAACTTCTCCTCAGGTTTAACTTTAAGGGGACATTTAAATTTAAACGTCTCCTTAAAGAGGGGGGAGAACTATATATTATATACTACCTTGAGGATAGATAAGATTGTCTTTAAAAATGTGTATACCCCCTATACTCTCTTATACCCCTTACTTTTTATATGCAGCATCTTCAAATTTTATCGTTCCTCAAAAATTTTTAAAATAATATTTATTCTCATTCAAACAATAGGAGTCTCTATGACAAACAACTATTCTCAATCAAACCTTTCTTTCCTTAACCCTATCTATAACATCTCACAACTTCTTCAACTAACTAAATACTTTTCTCATCCTTCAATATATCCCTCACTTCATTCAAAACAAATCTCCTTAAACTACATCATCACTTCTAATAACCAATTCTATCCCAAGCATCATCAACAAATTAACCAACTACTTCACTCTCAACCAATCTCAAACAATAACTTTTCTGCACCACCTTTATCTCTTCAACTACAATCCCAACCTCAGCAACCTCAATTCCAAACAATACCTGCTGTATCCCAACCAATTCCTCCTTTAACACCTGTTGCTACTCCTCAAACACCTGAAGCTCCTCAACCTTTACAACCTTCAGCGCCTAACACTGATCCTATACCATCATAACCTCCTTAAACTAGAGCCCTTCGGGGCTCTTTTTTAAACATGTACTTCGCGATGTGTACCGGCATGTCGCAGCAGTGGAGTTTACTTGAAGTTATTCTGTCAGAATTCTGACAATGTAACCCGCGTCCTATCTCTCAGTCTCTCTTAAATTTCCTCGCTGTCGCTCAAAAATTCTTTCTACCAACATTAATAGGAGTTTATATGTGTAATAATCATTCTCAATTATCTTCATACGATCCTGACCAAGAATGGATCGAACTCGAAGATGACGAAGGCAAGTGTTCTAATTGTTATCACGAAGAAGACTTCCCTCATATTACTATGGTGCTACATAAACTATATAACTATACGATGTGTTGGTACTGTAACAGATAATCTTAACCTACAACAGGAGTCTTAAATGCTATTCACTAAACTCAATGCTCGTCTCGATGACGAATTCCTTTTAATATACACCAAGCTTAAGACTATCGAACATAAACTCGATACTCTCTTAGCTCGTGTAGAATCTAATAATCCTGAAGATCTTCTATCACCTTCAGAAATTTCTATGATGCACTCTTGGCGTGACCAAGCTAAAGCTATGTCATCCGAAGATTCCTAAACAATCTCTTTCAAATCTCCTCACTGTCGCTCGGAGATTTTTTCAATCCTTATCTTCTCTCTTTAAACTACCTATAAGGTACATGATGTACATACATCGCTTGAGAAGTTAAAGCGAACCTAAGCATGTCGTTAAACTGCTTACAATAATCTTAACCATTTAGCATAAGGAAGGTACTATCCATGCAAAACTTTGAACCAAGAAATTATCGTATCGATAACGTAGAACTAAACTGGGCTAAGCTAGCCAAACCTGTAAACCCATTCGGAACTGAACAATGGGAATTACAAATAGCAACTAAAGATAAAGCTATCGCTGATCAATGGTCTGCTAATCATTTCAATGTAAAGCAAGATAAAGTTGATTCATCTAAGTTTACTGTTAGTCTTAAACGAAAAGCTATCAAAGCCGATGGCACAGCTAACGGTGGTGTACGAGTTGTCGATGCTCAAGCTAAGAATTTCGAAGACGTTTCTAAAATCGGTAACGGTTCCACTGGTAATGTTGTTGTCTATCAATATCCTTACTCAACTGCAGGCCGTGAAGGTATCGCAAGTTCTCTAACAGCTGTTCAAGTCGTAACTCTTCAAGAGTATACTGGCGCAGTTGATTTCGAACCTATTGCTTCTATCGAACCAGAAGTAGTTGATACTGCTAACTCTAACGAAATGCCGTTCTAGTAATACTTAATGCGACTAAGGGTTAACTCTCTTAGTCGCCATTAAAATAACCGAACCCTCATCCACAACCTGAAAGTAAAGTTATGAAATATCTTATTGTAATATTATCTGCATGTGCTCTAAGTGCATGTTCATTTATGCCTAAGCCTCTTAACAATCCATCAGTGTCTACATTCGGTAAGAAATGCCACGGCGATGCTTGGAGTTATGTATGGATCCATGATAGAGATACACCACTCTCTGCTTCATCTGATCAGTGTAAGGAGTAATCATATGGCTATATACAGACAACCCCGTAATGGTAAAGACTTCTACCGTACTAAATCATACAAATTTACTGTAGCATCTAAAGATGATGCAAGTCTTATTGATCTCAGAACTAATGTCGTTAAACATAATGCATCAGTCAGAAGTCGTGCAAGAACTTATCAAACTCTTACAGAATACGATAAGCTCTATACAGTGCGCCTTATGGCGCGTGGTCCACGAAGATGGCATACCAAATACAAAGGTCCTTTGATTCGATACTTCAAAGGTCAGTACATGGTTCCACAAAGTCAAAAGATGTTACATAGTAATGCAGACTCTAACCTTAATCATAAGTTTGCTATAGAATTCGATGTATATGTACACAGATCTCGAGAAATGGAAGATGCTCTTCAACATGAAATCGATACCGGTCAAACTCCTGGTGTTCAAAATAAAATTAAAGATCTTAAGAATAAAATATGGAAACTTGAATGGCAAGCTAAAAATGATAAGCTAGCCGGCTACGGATCTAACTAATGCATGACGATAGTGCAAGTCCCTTTTGGGAATTTATAGGTATCGGTCTAGCCGTTATCATGCTCATCCGTACTATTATATACTGGTGGTCATATCGAGAATAACTTATACAGACCTGAGTATGTCTTTAAACTGCTCATCCTTTCAACAACTAAAGAGTAAATACAATGAGCTTATCTAAATTATATGCTGATATGAAATCTAAATGCGAAAGTTACGCCGAAGATTCACATGATACTTTAACAGCACTTATCAGTGATGAAATCGATAATCAATCTAACAATCTTAGTCATGATATATTTCATGAAGTTCTTCAAGAAAACGAAGATTTCAAAGATAAACTTTCTAAAATTGATCTTAATACTATTATTGCAGGCAACGGCGAATATGATGATCTTGACGATATGATCGAACATCTATTCAAAGATCCTGTTAGATCTACATATATGATGTACTAATGGAATATAAATATAAACTAATTCTCGATGAACAAGATCGCGATATGCTTCTTGATCTAATCGAACATCGTATATACTTACTTAAACATCAAGATGATCGACCTCACACAGAAATTCAAAAAGAAGTCGACATCTTACAATCTATAGGAGATCGTTTAGTATGACAGTTCCTAGATTTATCCTCGGCATAGCCTTAGGCATTGCCTTAGTTTTAATCATTGAAAATGTAAAGGTTATAATAATATGAGTATGACAAGACAAAACTTCGAAGCTCTTGCAGAAATGTGTGCTGACGATGCTAACGAAGATTTACTTTGCGATGCTACAATAGATTTACTTGTAGCATTCTGTAAATCTCAAAACCGTAAATTTGATTCTATAAGATTTCATAATAGAATTGCTAGTCTCAAAGCTACTTATCAAATGCGAAAACGTTTAGCTATGAAAGGTATCAACAAAGAATGGCTTGACTCACATGTTGAGGTAATAGTATGATTGCTAAAACTACACAGTCTCAATACAGACCTGCTATATCTTCTTCAGGCTTCGTTCTTAAAGCATGGGAAAGATACTCGCATAAAAAAGTAGCTCTCATGATTTCTCAAATCGAATCTGCTGAAGAATGGTCTGATGGTGTTCTTCGTGTTGTTATGCAATCAAGTTCACCTCATTATATCTACGGTCAAATCTCTGATGTATTTACAGGTATAAAGAAATGATTAAGCTATTTCACTTCGATGTTTCCGAAAGATCTAAAGTCGATAACAAAGTTCGAGCGTTTGCTAAAGCTACTTCACTCGATCTCGGCTTAGCTACTAAAGATGAAATCAAAGCTA